CAACACACACGTACCTGCAGTCTGTGTCTACACAGGCCAATCATTCCCTGGGAAGGGGGTAGATCGTAACATCTGTGTGCCTCTAGGCACAGTCTACAGATCGATAAGATTACCGACGCAGGACGACCGGGCGAAAGCTCTTAAGAGTATTCGCCTGAAAATCATCCTTTGGCACAGCTCTAGTGTCCAACTTCGCAAGGTTGCTAGCCTTACGATAGAAGGAGTAGTTTTTTCTAACGGCTCTTGCTTCCATTTTGACGGGATCTCTCTCGTCCTTAGGAAGTAGTGTTTTTAACGTCTCTTGAAAGAAAGACGTAATACACATATACTTGGAGACTAATGATTGTTCGACCTCTAGGTCATAATCTTGGTCGTAAAGCAGACGTTGAAAGGGTCTCTTCTGACAATTGTCAGGACATAGCTCCTTTAACTTATGTTCCGCGATACGCCATGTTGCCCAGTCCCGTTTATTCGGGAGGGGCAGAACTTCATAGCCTTGATTTAGCAAGCGCCGTGCCTGATAGAGAGTTCTGCAATCAGAACTACTGGGTTCATCGGGTATCATACCCAAACCGCCCGCATAACGAGGTAGCCACCAACTTCCCTTAAAGTTTTTTAACTTATTTTGGTTGTTGTATAGAAACCTCGCTCGCGTACGGGCCCAGATATCGTCCGGACAGGTGGATTTAAGTTGGTTATAGCGTTCTGCAACATCGCACAGAAGGCCACCATCAACCTCCGTCCCAGTGGACGATCTCTTCAGTCCCCTTAGTAGACCCATATTTACGAATGGCCTTAGGATCCACTGCCCATGGGTGTGATCGAAGTGTTGGGAGTTAATCACTGCAAATTTGTTAGTGAAATAAGTTTTCCCAAGCGACGAATCGAGACCCGCAACAGAGCAGCAAGCTAGCCACCAATCGTAATAACGCTTATCTTTCGTTTCAACCAGGTTGTCATCCCCATTAATTAACATAGGAATGTCAGACAGTCTAAACCTTTTCTTCTCTACTATTTCATACGACCAACGGCATAAAGCCGCGTTCGCAAGGCAAAGAAAGGGAAAAGATATAATACTGCCCATGAGCTGCCCAGTCGCCTGCTCGGCACGACCCCCATCAAGGGTTTCGTGTTCGAACACGTGGCCAGTTAACGCTCTCTTAGAGAGCGTGACTAACTCATCCGGTAAGTCAAGGACTGTCGCCAATTCATCGAGAAGGGTTTCCGATACCCAACTGTATAATCGGTCTGTCGATGACACGTAATCACCTGAACAAAAGTAGCTGCGCAAATCATGCCCACATACCTCCTCAATATCTTCAACCGTCACAGGCCTTCCAATTAAACGGAAGGTAGGATGGTCCTTGAGGGTGCCCCATAAGAACTGCTGAAAAGTCTTAAGGACAAAGTACGTAGCAGGCGGCCCCTTAGAGATCACTCTTATTTTGAGTGCCTCAGGGAGGGCGACCGGTTTCACCACCGGCTCTTCGGTCATGGCATACCGAAAAGCGCGCCAGTAGAAATCACGATAGGCAATGTCTACATCATGGAAGTCTAATTCATACACTATAGTCTCTAGGGACTCATGAGGGTTTATAATCTCCTCAATTCCACGCTGACCGTAAAGTTCAGTTTGGCGATCGTAGATTACCCCAAGGTGTTGTTTGACTCCCACAATAGGAGTAGAAAGACCCTTTAAAAGGTCGGACTCTTCTAAAAAAAATCCAACCCCACCTCCTTTACCACGACTATTGTTGTAGTTAGAGGAGGTGGACGGAAACGCGGGAGCGCTCATATCTGCGACACTAAATCGCTTATGTGCAAACATCTCCCTGGCGGTCCGTCTCAGCTGCGCCTTTGCAGCCGAGACAGACAAGTCGATCGTCGTCTTTCTCGGGGCGGGCATAGCATCCCACCCTTCTTCGAAAGCGAGCCACCGGCATTCAAGCATGAATGCAACGGTAACCGACTTTTTCCGACCGTAATGCGCGGGGCTCCACGGGACCGGTTCATCTGTACCATAAATATAGTGCAGCCGGTCATCTATCCACTCCTGCTCCTCTTGGGGCAGGGCCTGATAAGGTATAGTGGGTATCCGTTGAGCTCTCACCGTTGACAGTTCTCGGACCATCGCCGCCTCAGCCTGACGTAAGTCAGACTCTAAGGCACGAGGCATCCCCTTCTTAGCCATTAAAATGGACAATAAGAAAGTGGGGGACACCTTGGCGAGTCGCCTAAAAAACTGACCGATGACGCCACCAAACAAGTACCCAGGGTGATCTCTTTCGAGACCCTCGGGCACCTGTGGCATCTCTTGCTTTTCCCAATGGTTAAAGAACGCAACCGTCTTGTACTTAAAGTACTTAACGATACTTTGCGAAGTCGAACCATGGTAAGCGAAGAAGCGCATACAGTTTTTAAGGGAGGTACAGAGACCAGAAGCATAGCTCCTGGCAAACTCTGGACCTTGACGAGTAGCTGGTGTATCCATACCATAAAGGACCCCTACTTCTAGGAGGCACTTAAGGCACTGGATAGCGAAGGTAACAACCTGGGGATCGAAATTACGTTTCGAAAGGTATTCTGAAAAGGTACCCTTCGGTATAAGACGCGACTCCCGAGTGTCGACTTTTACTTCCGTACTATTGGAAGGCGAACAAGACACAGATACACTCGAATTCTCTGCATTTGCTCGGGCCGTTTGATTTCTTTTCTTAAAGGACATTAAG